AATCAAACACCGCAGCGTCTGCCTGAACCGTAGGAAACTGGTTCGTAGTAAATTGTTTCAGATAATTATTCATAAAGTATTCTTTATATTTCTTTTCAAATAAAACTTTTTTATCTTGCATTAGTGGCAAGTCTTCTGTGTAGCTCCAAGAACTATCGCCAGCATTAGCGTTTTGCACCATCTGATCGTCCTCTTCAACACTTGTACCTTTAGATATGTAAACGTTCCAAGCTGCAACTGCGTCTTGCTCAGAGCTCATTAAACCAGCAACCTCAGCATTTATAAACGGAGTTACTTTCTTTTCGATTTTATCTAAATCGTATTTAAGTGTATTTCTACCTTTTCCATTTCCAATGTCTATGATCTCGTAATCAAAAGAACCATCAGGATTCATAATCACATATTCTTCAGTTATTTTAGCTCCAGCTGTTAGCTCTCCGTTTTCACCAACCATATCAGGAGAAAATACACCAACCTCGGTAAGCAATCTTAACATATCTTTATTAATGTCTGGAGTAGGCGCTACAAGCGAAGTGTTAGATTCAATTAAAGAATTTAAAGCCGTGTTGTTAATAACTAACGGCTCTTCAAAAGCAGGGCCAATAAAGACTATTTGTTGAGCACCACCTGGTAGCAAATCTAAATAAACGTTATAACCATCTGACTTAGAAAAACCAGGTTTAGCAGTCATAACACTGTTAGCAGCTGTGTATTTAAAATTATTGTTAGGATCAAAGTTTGGATCATCTGTAACACTTAACTCTGCTAAAAGAGAAGATAAAAAATCTAAAGACAATTGTGGAGATTCTTGTAGGTGCTTAATTTCAGACAACTCGTAAGCGCAAGTTTCATCTTGACAGTTATTAGAGTCTACAGCTAATTTTAACTTAGCATAAATTCTACCAGTATTTCTATACGCATTTTCTAGTAGCTGAAAATTATAATCACTAGTGCTAGATGTAAAACCTTCATTGTAAGCTATAGCATCACTTTCATTAAACTGCTGTAAAAAAAGGTTTTGATTTAAGTTTTTTTCCATTTTGTTTTTTTAATTATCCTAACATTCCACCACCAATTGAAGCCATAGACCCAAGTGCGCCTGTTATAGCACCTGTTTGATCCGCTTTTGCTTGAGCTCTGTCTTGTTCAGCACCCATTAATTCTGCGTAAGTCCTATCCATTTCTTTAACTTGTCTTTTTTCTGTTTCACCAAAAACAAATTGTTTACCCATAGCGCCAGCTTGCTGCATTCTTTGTTCTTCAGCCATTCTCTGTTGTTGAGCTCTTTGCTCTCCAGCTGCTGCTTTGTCTTGATTAGATTTTTCCTGCTGCTCTATACTAGCCGCGACACCTTTCTTAGATCTTAAAGCTGCTTGAGCTAAAGCTGTAGCACCACCAGCACTAGCGCCAGTAGCTCTCATAGTGTCTAATGTATTAGCTAGCGAAACATCAGCCTCTTCAATTTTAATTTCAGCAGCTCCTGTCGCAACACCTAAGTTAGCGAAAGGATTTGTTATCATTCCACTTAAGTTAGCAAAGTCCTCGTAAGGATTAACAACTTCTTGTCTATTTTTTTCTAAGTTATTAAGCTTGTTTTGTAAACGCGCTTTTTCTCTAGCCGCTGCTTGAGCTGCTTTTTTAGCAGATGAAGCTCCAAAAACACCACCTAGTATAGATGCTCCTAGCCCTATAACTGCTCCTGCTCCTATTGGCATATCTTTATATTTTTATTATTAATATCCATTGTTTATTGTAAAATTACTTTCAACAGAAAACAATTGCTTTTCACCGCCTGGGTCAGTTGTTGAATCTGTTGAAAAAGTTGCTAAGGTATAAAAACCTTTTATACCACTCACTGAAGATCCCCAAAGAACCTCGCTGTCGCTGGCTGTTGTATTATTTATTAAGTTAGCTACATATTTATTTTCTTTTCTTTCAAACCCAGCGTGGTGAACTGGGAAAGTAGGATTACCTGTTCCAAAAACATTTACGTAATCAGCTCTATTAGTTATGCTAGTAAAATCTAATACAGTATTTTCAGTAAAACTACTCGAAGAGTCAACAACTATAACAACTGTACCTCCAAAAAATATTGATTCTCCAGCAGCTACTGTCGCCGGGTTGTTTAACACTAACGTATTTGTTAAGTTGTCAAAAGATATAACCAATGTCCCAGAGACTATCCCATTACCAGACACCGAAGATCCTGGAGCTATATAAGCGTGAGTTGAAATAGCTGATAAAGTTGTACCTGTAGACGGTGCTAAAACACCACCACTTATTGAATTTACAGCTACAATTTTAGTTCCAAGCGGTACTCCTGTTCCAGAGACACTAGAGCCTAATACTGGATCTACATTTGTTTTTACAGCGACTGCTAGACCAACTATAGATTCACCAACCACAGCTGAAGATTCAGCCGCAACATATTCGCCTTCGTAGTAACTATAAACACCTGTTGTTTTATCAAAATTAGAAATCCAATTTATAGCGGGCTGTGTATCAGCGCCTGTTGAATCTGATATCATTGACTCCAGCATCCAACCATTCGCTCCTTCGTAAGCAATTGTATTGAAAGACTTAGAATTTGAAGGATTAGAATTAAAAGAAACTGTAACTTTACTTTTGTTATTTAAACTATAAAAATTACCTCTATTGGTGTTTGAATAATGTTTCCATACACCTTTACCTTTAGCTGTATAAAAATTATTTACTACACTAAAAGATTGATCTGGATCGTAGCTGAAAAAGCTAACCCAACCTGCATTTGTTTCATCAAAAGATAATGTGTTATATACGTTAGAGCCTTTTATAACTTGCGTAGACACTACATATTGATTGTTATGAATATCATATCCACCAATTATTCTACCGTTACTTGAGTTTGTATATACCCTGTTAACTTCGTCTCTAAAGTAATCTTTCATACCATTAGAAGATATCTCATTTATTCCATTATTACTTAATCTCAATATACAATTATTGTTTCTGTCAGAGAAATACTTTTGATAACCATAAACTGCAAAGCTTTCTGGGTTTTTACTTATACCATATTCACCAGAGTAAGGTTGTATAGTTCCAATAACTAAGTTAGAGGAAGTTACAGCGCCACCGCCTTCAGCATTGTATATTGCGTCTTTATCTATTAAAGCTCTAGATACTTTGTGTTCTTGAAATATAACTAAATTTGCATCTTCAGCATATAACCTCTGTATAGAGGCATTAGCTGGATCAGCTGTTTTAGTTATATCCTCACCTACAGAAAACACGTTAGTTTGATTTATACCTGTTCTTGAATTAAAAACACCTGAGTATATTAAAGAGCTAGATCTAAAATCTGCTTTGTTTTCGTCTTCTACTATGTAAGCTTTTACACCGAAATCTACCGTTGTATTATTATAACCACCTCTAATCCTAGACTCTTCTATAGCCCAGTTAGATGGATCTGTTGAGTTAACAACTGGATAACCACCTATATCTTCAGGTACACCAAAAGACCCGTTCCACACGGGTTCTTCTGCTAAGTTTGTCTTTTTAAGAATAAAAGTGTTAAAGTATTTTACCTCTACTACTGCTGATGCCATATGTTAATTATCACTTATTTTAATTTTAAATTACAGTTAGTTAAGCTATAGTAAATAAATAATTACTACTTGCTGGAACTAAAGGCGTGCTTGACCCATCACCAGCTGTTAATGTCCAAACTGGTCCTGGGTTGTCATAAACTAAACAGCCGCCCGTAATTTCTTCGTTACTATCAATTGAGTTTTTAAGACTGTCTAAACTAGAAGACATAGCCGTCCAACCAGATGTAGCAAAGTTTGCCGTACTCGTTCCTCCGCTAGGACTTATTGTTAAATTACTACTACCATTGCTAGATATTAGATTGTTCCAACTAGGAAAGTCACCAGTAAAATTGTTCGTGTTGGATCCACTCAGGTAAGCATACCATCCATTGAAGTTACCTCCACCTATTAATCCTCCATTTGGATCGCATACTCGAACAAATATAAATTTACCTTCGTAAGGTGTTCCATTTGATTGATTGCTCGAGCATGATGTTGAATAAAAACCATTAACAGTCCACTCTTGAACTTCGCATATAACTATACCAGTGTTAACAGTGACTTGACATGCTCTTGTATCACCAGGATCAGAAACCTCAAAATCTATTGTGTACACGTCATTTGGCATACTAGTATTTTGATAACCAGTGTTAACCAAGTCGATTTTAGCTGCGGTTCCAAAAAGCGCCACGCCAGGGTTTTCTAAAGCAAAGTAACCTGGGCTAACATCTTCTTCGCCTGGTGTTCCAACGCCTCTTCTTTCTTGCGTTATATTAAATGTTAAGTCTTTTGTTTTAGGACCAAAAAGCGGTAATGTATCGTCAGCTCTCCATTCTTTTCCATTAACAGCTTTAAGCTCACCTATATATCGCACGTTAGTTCCACCTGGATAGAACGGTGGAAGAGGACAGTCGTCCCATAATTCTGAAGTGTCACTAGCTGTTATAGATTGACCTTCGACAACGTCAACAGATGCACTTACTTCTAAATTGCCAGGTGTTCTATAGGCTATTTTAGTACCTGAAGGATTAAATGCAGGAATTGTTACTTCTTTACTTACAGTTACAGTTGTTTGCCCAGCCACAGGTGTGTCTACTTGTATGTTAGTTACATACGTTCCATCCGGAACATCACCAATGTAGCTAGGGCTTAAGTACAATATGTCATCTAAATTACCAAACATAACGTATGTTATATAGGTAAAGCTATCTACTACACTATCTTTTATACCCCACGGTGTACCTGGATCACCTACTGGAGAATAAGAAACAACTGTAGTTCCAGCTGGAAAACCAGCGCTAGTAACGTCTAACCCAGTTGGTACAGACTCTGGTCCTGTATATACCTTTATATCTGTAACACCTGTTTGAGGTTTTAAAGCTTTAAAAGTATAAGTGTTTGCGTTAATTGTTGGAATGTGCGGTGAAACGTTGCCTAAACTTAAACTTCTAGTAATTGGTCCGGTTGGTAGTCCGTTTACTTCAGCCGAAAAAGTTAATGTAAAGTTTCTAGCTCCTTCGTCTAAACCGTAATATATTGTAGAAAAACCAGCGCCTACTTTTAAATTATATTCAAAACTACCAGCGGCTGTTTCTTCAAGATAAAAAGCTGGATTTGAATCTCCATTAACCGTTTGAACGTCTAAACCATTGTCATCGATCGCAGAGTCTAAAGATAAAGGAGTGTTTATGTCGTTTGAAGATATTGTAGCTCCAAAATTGTCAACTAAATATATAGGTGCGTTTAAAACGTTTTCTCCAGTTCTTAGAGCTTCTGTAAAAGTATTATCATTCCAGTTACTTATATCACCTCCTGTACCAGTAGGATTTTCATTAGTTATAATATCGTTTAAATCTTGAATTCTACCAGTAGTTGACGTTTCCCAAAATATATCTAATAAACTACTAACAGGCTCTGTTTCGTAAACTGCTAAAAATTGTATACCCGGAGACTCAGAGCTGTAAACATTTATTTCATCTCCTAGAGTTACAGAAACTGGTGTAGAAACTTGAATTGTTGATGGTTCAGTGAAATCAACTAAATCACCACCACTTAATTGAACTACGTTATTAACTTCTACTATAACGTTGCTTGGAGCGCCACCTTGTAGGTCAACACTTAAAACAACTGTACCTTCTGGTATACCAGTTTGAGTATTCATTGTTTGACCGGCGACTATAGGTGAAGATCCTGAAGGTGAAACAAACTCTACCGTAGACCCTGTGAAACCTGTACTAGCAACCTCCCAGTTTTGACCTGCAACATTTCCTTGCTGAAATCCACTTCCAAAAACAACTAAATCTGTAGGAAAACCAGTGCCAACAACACTGTCGCCAATTTCTATTTCAGCACCATCACCTGATATTGAAGTTATTTGCAACGTGTCTGTAGTTGCGGTAACAGCTATTATTGCGCTTACCGCATTAAAGTTAACGTTAGCTATTTGCCCTATTTTATTAGCTGTATTTATTCTAGCTATATATGGGTTTGATTCTAAAGAATAAAATTGTGGAAACAAGTTTGGGTTTGGAGGATCTTGTGGATTAAAATCAAAAAGATCAGCAACGGTAGATACTGTAGAAGCAGTGTCAAATGTTCTTCCAGGATAATATTGTAAATTACTAAGACCAATATTAGTTCCAGCTTCTGAAACTTCAGTGCTAGAGTTTTCAACTCTTCCATAAAGCTGAACTGAACTTCTAAATTGATCTTGAACAGGTCCTATTTCTGATAAATCTCTAGGCACTTTATTTATATTATCACTTATAAGAACTACGTGGGATGTATTGCCTACTTCAAGAGTAGTATCCTCTGGGTAAGCGGCCATTATACCTGGTAAATAAACATTGTAATACTCTTGCTCAGTTTGTTTAACTACAATTTTAAACGTATACCAACCTAGTGGATTATAATCATCGGAAGTTGGATCACCATTGTATACACCTGGAATTCCCATAGCTCTATCTAAGCTAGTACCTATAGTTTCGTTAAACGAAACTTTTAATGAATTACCACGCCACTCATCAGGGTCTATGTTTTCAGTATTATATGGTAAGTAAACCGTAGAGCCTATAAATTTATTGCCATTTATAGTTTTTAACTCTTTATTGTTAGAAAGTATAACACCTGACTGTCTTCCAAATCTATCTGAAAGAACAACACCCACTTGATAGTTTCTATTTGTTTTTAAACTATGGTTCGGGTACTCTATTATGCTAGTTGTTTCTTGTATATCTGAACCTGGATTGAGATATAAAGCGACCGGTCCAGCTGGAAACGTAACTTCTTTACTAAGGCTTAAAACCGCTTCTGTTTGAGAACTTAAAGTAAAAGTAAAAGTATCTCCTGCGGGAAACGTAATTGATTGACTAACGGTTACTGAAGCTGTTAAATCAGGTTGAGTTTGTGACTGAACAGACACAACAGTAACACCTGCTGGAATACCCGTGCTGCTTTTAACAGTAGCACCAACCGGTATAAATCCACTTACGTTATTTAACAAAATACTTGAAGTAGTGCCTGATAGCGTTGAATTACCAGAGACAGAAACGCCTTCACCATTGTTATTTGTTGATGACACGACTGTTCCGTCTGGTATAACGACATTTGGATCTGTTGATGTAATAACTCTTCCAGCGTATAATTCACCTGAAAAGTCCACGTCTATTGGAGTCCCAGGAGGAAAAACACCACCTGCACCTGTATAGTCTATTGTTGATTCGTTTTTATTGAATAATGATTTTTCGGTAATACCAACGTTATAATTTAAGCTATCAGGAGCCGTGTGTTTGTTTTGAAAATTACCATATATGACTCTATTTCCAGATACTTCTTGAGCAAAAGATCTTACCGGTATCTTATCATAAACTCTTATCAGGTCTTTTTCTGGAAGAGTCTTAAATGGTTTTTTAGCTTGGTAATCGTAAGTATAATATTCCGGCTCACCAACAGTTAAGACAGTATCTTCGGTTAATGTTTGAGCAGAGCTTAACTCTATAATCCCAGAAGTGCTTGGGTTTTGATTAGGATCGTCAGGCGTGTAAGAAACAACAGTTACAGCTGTAGATATTCCAGAACCAGTAACTAAGTCTCCAGCGTTTATTCCACCTCTTATGTTGTCTACGTTTACAGTTGTAAATGGAGTTAAATTATCAGCCGATACGTCACAAATAGCTGCTGAACTAAAAACTTTAGATATATCTATAGTATCTATAACTTTTACAGGTATACCATCTGATTCTTTATATAGTAAATCTATAGATTTTATCTTTAAAGAACTTTCTAATTCGTAATTGTTAAAGGGCAAAGGTGTTCTAAGCTTTATATTATCAACTTTATTTTCAACAAAAGAAACTGTGGTACTTCTAAAAGCAGCGTCTTGGTCATTTATGTCTTGTATGTTATCAGCTTCAGGTTTTTTTACATACATAAAATAACCATCTTGCTTAGGGATAAATGCAGCTTGAGTAAATGTAGAAAACAAAGAATACTCATCGTCATCAAACTTAAATCTATATCCAAATCTAACAAACTTATCTTCTAAATATGTTGGATCACCAGCATAATTTTTGTCATAGTAAGGATTAGCATTTAAAACTATATCTTGAGTTGTAGGGTCTAAATCAGGTAGTGTTCCACCTGCTACTGTTATCTCCCAAACAGGCGGAGTTACCGCGTCGTTGTAAAAAAAAGTATCTACAGTTACTCCAGTGACCGTGATTATTTCTGGAGGGTTTGATTGAGTTGTATATGAAACAGTGGCGCCAGTCGCGCCATAAGCACCGCCAGCTTCAATTATATCTCCTTTAAAAGTTGATAAATTAACCTGTGAATCTCCAGCTGTAACAGCATTTTGAATTGTTCCTTTTCCTCCGTTAGGTAAATAAAAGCTAGATACATCTTTCATAGTGGTTTCATAATCACCAGGTGATAACACGCTTTCAGCATACATTTGTATTGGTGCATAAGGATTGTATTTAGCTACAGATATTTGATCTTCTGTCGTGTAATAACTTGGGTTTAAAACTTCAGAAGGATTAGCTAGGTCTAGATTTATTTTTCTAGGTTGATTTCTGTTATCAGTCCAAAAAAGCAAATTCTCTAAAACGTTTACACCGTATATAGGGTTATGGCTAGAAAAATTTAAAAAAGCTCCTTCAACCAAAGTGGTTAACGAATTAGACTTAGAGTCGAAGCGTATTATGTAGTTCTTTGCGTTTGGTGAGTAATTATTAACACTTAAACTTCCGCTAGTGTAAAATAAATAAGCAACACCATTTGAATCGTCTACAACTTGACCTATGCAATACAACGTTCCAGCATAACCTGTATGAGTTCCAACGTTTGCAACCTCAGTGTTACCTAACACATTTTCTAAAGAACCAACTTGATCTCCTTCAGACTTATTGACTTGCACGTTTATAGCGTTTCTATATTCTCCACTTGGTATTATACGGGCGTCCAAGTCTTTATTCATCTTGGACCTTAAAAAAGTATTCTTTGCTTTAGCCATTAAATTTTAGTGTTTTATCCATTTAGATTTACCTCTCATAACTTGAGTTATTTCTTCAAGCTTTATATTAGATAATCTTATTTTTGTGTTTCTCAACTTAGCAGATCTTTCTTTTTTCAATCTTTGAACTAAATATTCTGGTTGATTAGCACGTGTTGATATTATAGCATGCAGTATATGCGCGTATAAAGCCTCTTCTGCCATCTTAGGGATCTTAGTATCTGAATCATATGCTAATCCATCGGAAACGTATTCTAGTACTATTAAACGGTTTACTAAATGACTAGAAAAAGACATTTTGCCTTCACGTTCGTTTAAATTAAACCAACCATTCATTTGTGAGTATTGAGGGTCTAGTCCATATAGCTCACCATAGTTTCTATAACCAATCCACTCACCGTTTTGGTTCCAGTTAAAAGCGAAATCATTTATACCAGATAAACCTGCGTTGTCTAACAAAAAATCTTGAGCATTGCCTTCGTGCCATCTTTCTTGAGTTATCGATGTACCTTCGATATCTGACCCAAAGTTGTCTTGAGTTGGAACTCCTTTTTCGTCTTGTATCTGCGTGTAGTAAGGACTTGTAGTTAAGTTGTTAGCAGGATATATAACATGCTTTACACCCAGTTGATCTATCCAAGATACTTTAACGTAGCTAACATAGTCTTGAGGCAAAGGCAGCGTTAAACTAATAGGTATAGTTAACTCTGCTGATTTAACACTTTTCAAAGTGTCATAGCTAAATTCTTGTAAACCTCTTTTAGCAAAAAACAATACATCAGATTTTTTAGCTGTTTGTATAAGTTTTCCATCTCCAACATAACCAACCATAAAGTTATCTATAGCATCATCTAATGTTATATATGAATATCCACCGTAATTGTTTTCAACTACTTCTCCATATGCCTTCTCTGCCTCCGTGGCACCGTAAAGTCCACCATCTAGCTTCTTTAGTTGAACTACTATGTATAAACCATTAGCTGGTTCTGAGCCAGCTTCAAAAGTTATAGAATTGTCTACTACAGAGAAATCTGTAATATATTCAACGTAAGAACCCGGCAATCCAGAAGTACTCGTGTATAGCTTGAAGTTGTTTAAAGAATAGTTTATATTGTTAGGATCAAAACTACCTAAGATTAAATCTGTATCAAATGTAGTTTTAAAAGATAGTTCAACACCGTCACCTCTAAAACCTTGAGCTCCTTGATAATATTGTTGGTTTGTTTCAGTTATTAAACTCATTTATTATGATTTTTCGTTTATTTCAGTTTTTTGAGATTCTTGCTCTGCTATTTGTATTATACTAGGGTCGTTCACTATTACACCACAGTACTTTAATATATTTATGATTATATTGTTTTTCTCAGAAATATCTAACTCAAAGTCTACGGTTGAAGAACCTGAAATGCCAGATGGACTAAATAGATATTGACCTAAAGCTCCAATAGTAAAACCCCAACTTGGTGAGGTTGGCTTGAATATAGAGTTTACAGTAACAGTGCTTGGCTTTGGATTTATCTTTAATATTAGTTGATTCGTTGTTTTAGGAAATATCGGCGTGTTAGTAGAAGTTGTTAAACACAGCGGATGCTTATTAGTCGGTGCGGTTAGTTTTGATCTTATTATTTTAGAATAATCTTTTTTACTACCCAACTGTGCTATTGAAGATACGTTAGGGTTTACGTCACTGTAATTTGTAGATATTTCACCTATCTTGTAAAGTTCTCCAGCTCCAGAATAAACCCAGCCATCATTAGGTGTGTTGTAAGTAAATGAAGCTTCTTTTTCAAAAGGATATAATTTGTAAGATATATCCTTAAACATATCAAAAAATTCAGTATCATTCTGAGCATTTGTTTGGTTTTTTCTATTTTGCTGGTTACCGTCAGGAAAATAAGACTGAAATATTTCGTCTTGAACCTGCTCAGCTATACTATTAAACTCGGCAGGTGTTACGTAACCTCTCTGCTCTTTGTTTATTATATACAAGACTGTTTGATATACCGTGTTTACACTTACCGCCATTTTTTATTTTTTATTAATTATAGAAACTAAGCCACGTTTAAAGTGGCCTAGCTACTACAATATAGTATTACTTGTTTTTATAGTTTTTTATCTATAGACTTATAGATTTCTACACCTTCGTCAGTTTTTAAGAAAGCCGCAAATGCAGAGTAAGGGTTTTCATCAAAAGGTACATTCATTAATTTTCTACCGTTTGATCCCCACGTAAATGTTCTTTGATCTTGAGATAAGTTAATTATACCTGCTTCAGATGCTCTAATTGCAAAATTACGTAGCATAACGTTTTCGTCATTAGCTAAGTTAATAAACAATGAAGGATTGTTTCGAGCGAATAACAACAAATCTCTTTTAAGTTCTTTAGAACTCATAGTATTTACTTGAGATCCTTTTTCAACACGTAAGATAGCCTCAGCTTGATCTATGTCCATGTGTCTAGCAGCATTTAAAGCATCAATTTGAAGATCTAAAACATCTAGTTCGTCTTCAGCTACCTCTGTTGCGCTAAACTCTTCGTATATTCTACCTTTTAATGGGTGATACAAAGATAATAGTTTTTGCAAGTTTTGCTGTGCTTTTGGTACTTTTAAATCTCCATTAGAAAATCTAATATGACCCATGGTACATTCTCCTTTTTGTTCATCTACAAGTGGAGAATCTTGATTCGTTGCATATCTTATTTCCCTCTGTTTTCCAGATTCTTCATCAAAATAAAGTAACGAATGTTTTCTTGTATGTTTACTAGGTATAGTTAGAGTTAAAGGATTTTTATTACCTTTTAAATAGTAAACTCTATCTTTAATTTCCCACGTTGGTTTTGTGGGTTTGATTGGTGCAGTTTTAACTGCTACCTCTTGAGGTGCAACCTCAATTGTTTCTGCTGTAGCTTTTTTAGCCATAATATGATATAATTAAATAGTTTAAAATTGTGACATTAGCCATAGTATATAAATAGTAATAGGCTATTGTCATATAAAAAACCCCCACCCGAAGGCAGGGATTATTATTAATGTTGAATCAATTAGATTCCTTTGAAAAGTACAAAGTTGTTAGCAGCTTGAGTTACTAAACATCTTTCAGATAGGAAGTTTACTTCCATAGCATCAAGAGTTGAAGTATAAGCGCCACCAGCAGAACCAGTTAACCAAGACTTCATACGACGATCATCAGCTTGTGAAGCTCTGTATCGCACGTGTAAGAATGGTCGACGAATGTTAGTTCCTAAGATTTGATCGTAAACTGTAGAAGTTCCAGCAGGTACTAATACACCTTCAACGGAATTGATACCTACAATACCTCCACGAGTAGAAGCGTCATTTAAGTATTTCCAGTCAGTCTTATAGAAATCGTAAGATCCTCTACGGAAACCGCTAAATCCTAAATTCAAAGCCATTTCTTCTGAGTTTTCAAATAAACCAAAAGCAGTACCACCGGCAGTTCCACCAGAGATTGCAGCTAGCATATCATCAAAATCTAAAGATGTTTGTCTTTGTAAGAATAACATGTTTTCTTCAATAGCTCCTTGAGTATCTAAATTCTTAAGGATAGCATCAAATTCATCAAGTCCAGCAGCAGCAGTAAATCCTACTTCTACGTTACCACGAGTTTGGATAGCAGAGAATAAACCTTGTGTTCCAGGGTTTGTTCCAGCAGTCGCACCAACTTGGTTGTATTCACCTTCTACCATTGACATTTCTAAGTAATCTTCAAAACGTAAACGAGTTTCAGATTCAGCTTTTAAATACCATAGGTAACCAGATGTTCCGTCTTCAGTTGCAACTTCAACCCATCCGATTTGTGCCATATCAGAACCAGATACTGTATATTGGTTACGGATAATGATTGGAGAGTTAGAATATTGTGTGAAAGAAGGATCAACACTTACTCTTGTGTTAGCGGCTTGAGCACCAGCTCCTGCAGCTACACCAGCTAAGTTAGAACCTTTTGCGTAATCAGAACCATATACAAAGATCTTAAGACCTGTATTAGTGAATCCTTGAGCAATAAGTCCAACGTTTGTATAAGATTGGTAAGTTACATTTCCACCTACACCTGTAGTTGATCCAGTAATATATCCTTTATCTTCTAATCCAGTAGCAGGATCTAATACAACGATTGTATCAGAAATAGAAATTACATTAGTGTCAGCACCTCCAACAGTTAAAATGTTGTCAGTAGCACCAACAGCTCCATCTGCTCCAGAACCAACGCCTGCGTAAGAGATGTGTAATCTATTTTGTTCAGACCAAATTACTTGATCAGAAGTCATTGGCATTTCAGCTCCAACCATACGTAAGAATCCAGATAAAGTTCTGTTTCCGTAACGCTCTACTTCTTGTTCGTAGATTTCAGGTAAGTACTGTTGTGCGAAGTCATTTGCGCCATTGTTAAACTGTAAGTAGTTAGATGGCAACAAAGCTTGTACTTGAGATGGGACAATAGACCCAAATTGAGGAGTTAAACTCATAATTGTTTGTTTTTTTTAGTTAAATTTTCTTGTTTTTATTTTTAATTTCGAAGAATCACTACCTGAAATAGCTTTAACTTTAAACCCGTTTACAAACACATCACCTTGTTGAGACCTAGCTTTGGTGTCACTTAGGTTTTTTGATTTGCTCATAACGTCTTTAACGGCGTCAGCTTTTCCTTGCTCATAAAAATGAGAGGCAATTTTATCTACGTTGTCAGCTGCGTACATAGCTTTGTGATAACCTTTCGTGTCACTAACATTACCATCAGAGTCTAGGAACTTCCCGACAAGGTTGTTAATATTTGATTGGTTTTCTGCAACTTTTTCACGGTTTTGAATGTTGTACTTATAGCTCTTGTCACCGACTTTAATATCGAAACCTTCGAAATCATCGTTGAAAAGTTGTTTAGTACTTTCTTGAAACTGTGAATGTTGTTGCTCAGCTACTTCTTGCTGCTTGTTATATCGGTTGAAAAAGTCAATTGCTTTTTGAGAATCAGGATTTACGTTTGATCTCAACTTGATTTCATCGTAATATTTGTTTTTCGTTTCCTCTAAAAAACCTTTTGCTTTTGCAACTTCTTCTTTAAACGCAAGTTTTTTCTTACGTATATCTCTTTCCTCTTCTAGGTCTTCGTCATAGTCAAAATCTTCTAAAAGAAGTTCAACATCTGAATTATCTAAATAAGGTTTATTTTTTTTGTAATACTCTTTTAACAATGTTTTTTCATCTACATTAGAGTAATCGGCATTAAGCCTTGTGTAATCTTCAATTGTTCCACCAGTTTCTTCCATAAAGCTAACTAGTTTTTCAATGTTTTCAGGTAATTGTTTACCTAAAACTTTTTCATCTCTTAGAGCTTCTTTAACTTCAGCTTCTACTTTAGCTACTTCAACTTCTTTGATTGGTGTAAACTCTTCAGCATCTTTGACGGGCTCTTGTACTTGTTCTCCCACCTGAGTGCTATCTCCGGATGGTTCTTCCACAAGAACTTCCTTTGTTTCTCCGATTTGAATGGCATCTTCTTTTGGTATTACCACCTTGGTAACCTCTGCTGGAACCTCTACTAAAGGTTCTTTGATGTTAACTTTAACAGGTTCACTGCTTGGTGTTGTTAATTTTTTTGGAGTTTTCTTTTTAATTTTAAACTCACCTTCCTGCTTAACAGGTTCATTTGTTTTTACTTCTGACATAATATAATATAATTAAATAATTGTTTACTTTCTACATGAAAGCTTGCATACCCATATCGGGTTCGTTTTCAAAGTCTTTAGGTAAGCTATCGTTTTGTCTTTGGCTTATCATTTCACTTTGTTGTGTAGCTTCCATTTTGCTACGTTTATCTTTTCTATCTTCTATAGCTGATTCTTTTTGCTGCATAGCTTGAACTTCAATTTGCTTTAGTTGCATATCGTATTCAAACTTTTGCTGCATTTTAATTTTTTCTAAATCAGCTGCTATTTGCATTTTGTTTATTTCCATTTGAGTTCTAGCTTGTTCGTACTGAACTTTAGAACCTGATATAGCTTCTTGCTTTTGAACTTCAGCCATCGCTGTTTTTTCTGCAGTCTCTGCTTGAGCAGCGGCTTGAGCTTGAATGTTAGCCTGTTGGTTAGCTTGATCTTGAATAGCTTTTTGCTTACGCTTAACCTTAAGCATTTGGTTGGCTAGTTTAAGATTTTTAATTTGTCTTAAATCTATAGCGTCTTCAAGGTCTATACCTCCTTGACCCAATGCAACCTGTATATTCTCTTCTAACTTAGCTTGCTCTTCATCATCTGGCTCTAATTCTAAGAATATACCAAAGTCATATAAGTTTAAATCAACAACCTGTTGTAATGTTTCAACGTTAAAAGTTGATATAGAATTTTTAAGCGACTCAGCTGTTAATGGGAAATATAAAGCATCTGCTATTTTAAGAGACACGTTTTCCGCTAGCTTTAATGTAAGATATAAACTAGCTTGCTTAATATGTCTAGTTGCAACGTTAGACGCGTTAGCAGCCATTTTTTGAAGACCTACTAAAGAGTTTTTATCTTGTGAGCTTCCATCTCTAGCTTCGTTTAATCCGGTCACATCGCGTATCATTTGTAAATAATATTGATACGTTTGTATAAGCGCTTGTATTTTACCAAGGCCGCTTGAGCTATTAAGTTCTTGAATAGGTACTTTACCTGGATTCATATCACCGTCTTGCGTCATTGATCTACCTACAATAGAACCTGTTTGGAAATACATATTCAAAGCCTCTGCAGGATTATAATTAGTACCATTTCCAAGATCAACCTCAGCTAAACCGTCCATATCTAAGTAGACACCATCTGGTACCATTCTAGACATTACCTGTTGCAATTTAAGATGTGTTAGCTGAATCATATCTGCAAACCCAATACATTTACTTACAACAGACTCTATGCGTCCCTTATACATTCTAGGAGCACATATCGTGTAATTCATTTCAACCTTAGTTGTGTCTGCCATTGGTCTAGACATGTTCTCTGCTAAGCCCCAGTCTAATATAGTGTTAGTTCCTAAAACTTTTGCGCCAGTGTATAAAACCTCTATTGATCTAGACACTCTTTCAAAGTTGTCATTTTCAGGCGGATCAAATGTATCTGGCTTTTCTAAAGCTTTTAATAAACCTGAATCTGTTTGCTTTATTTTAAATACTTGATTATGGTAAGTCTTGTATTCAAAGTACATAACCTGTACGGTGTTTTCATCGTAATTACCCCAACCTGTTATATATTGCCTGTTACCAGGTGTTTCTTGTATTTTCTTTAATTCCTCTTCTGATATACCAGGAAACTCTTTTTTAAGCTCTGGAATTGTTATAGATTTTACTTCACCTACATAGTATATATCCTCAAAGTTTGGATCTTCTGTATATGAGTAAACCATATAAGCAGGATCAACGTAATCAACTGTAATTCCTTCAGCTGTATTAAAATTAGTTTTACCAGCAGCAATACCAATAGTTGTAAGATCCATATTTAATCTACGTCTTACAAGATCGTATTTATTTTGAGCAAACACAGTTGATATAGCTTCTTCTTCCGCTATTTCAATTGATTGTTTGTAACTAAGTTGCATATGTAATTCAAGCTCTTCTTTAGATTCTGGAACTACAACTCCGCTTGGTGATTGATATAAATCAATACCTAGTGTTTGCTTTAAATTGTCTAAATACTCCTTAGCAACCATATCCTCTTGAAGCTTGCTTGCATATTCAGTTCTTCTTTTAACTGAGCTAGGATCTTGAGAGTAAGCTTTTATGTCGTAAGACTTTTGAGATATACCATTAACTACGATGTCTACGAACTTAGATAATATAGGTACTGGTTTCCAGTCTAAATTAAGATAAGACAAATCACCATTAATAGACAGTTCATCTTTGTATTTCTGTACAGGTTGTTCACCTCTAGCATATAGTCTTAATGTATGGAAGTTATTCCAATTAGTTAAGTATCTGTTACCTCCAGTTCGCCCTTGGTCAAACCACTCATACTCTATCGCTTGCGCAACTTGAGTTCCGTATTCCCAGCTAGCTTTTTCAGCATCGCTTACTACTTGGCTTGGAAAAGCGCTATTGGTGTTAGTGTATATACCCATTTAACTTATTATTTTTGATGTGACACCTTTGTTGTCGTATTTTTTAATTCCTAAATCTACAGCTTCTCTTCTAA